TCCCTCCTGCTCGACCGTCTCATCATGCGGCGGAAGATCGGATTGGCCACGCCCAAGCAAGTCCGCGTGCTCCGCCGATACGGCCACCCGCACCCGGAAACCGCCACCTTCAAGGAAGCCAGCGCCTTTCTCAACGCCCGCTTCTCCCGAACCGCCTGACCCCCGCGATCACGATGGCACGATACCGATCACCGGGCCTCTCGATGGCCCTACCGAGGCGCACCCTAGAATACCTCCAGCGCGGTGCGTCGGAAGGAATGCGCAATGCCGAGCTCTTCGACGCGACTTGCCAGTTCCGCGATGCGGGACATTCGTTTGAGGACACCGAGTCGCAACTGCTCGCCCGGGCCCTGGGCGATGGTCTCACCGAAGCGGAAGCCCGGCAGACCATCCGCTCGGCCTTCAACCGGACCGCCCGCGAGCCAGCCGACCCGAAGGCGGCGAAGAAGCCACGGACGTCCTTGCCACCACGCAAGGGTCCCGGAATGCCGACTCCGGTCGATGACGGCTTCATCCGTCTTCTCGACGCCTGCTTCCAGGATGGCGAATACGTTGCCATCGCCCCGGCTGCCGAGAACGAGGACGGCGAGGTCATGCCCCGGCGTGGCGTCACCCTGACCGTTGCCGACTGGAAGGCGAAGGTGGCCAAGAAGGGCGGCATCGACTGCTGCTTCGGCACCAAGCTCGGCCTTTTCGTCCGGATCAACCCGATGCGCCAACACGGGGCCCGCAACGACGACGTCACCGCCTTCCGCCATGTGCTGGTCGAGTTCGACCGCGATGAGGCGGGCAAGGTGATCCCGAAGGGGGAGCAATTCCACGCCATCGTCGCCAGCGGGTTACCGGTCGCGGCCTTGCTCGACTCGGGCAACAAGAGCCTGCATGCCTGGATCCGGGTCGATGCCCCGGACGCCACCGAATACGCCCGCCGGGTCGAGGTGATCTGGGATTGGTTCTCGGGGATCAACCTGGACCGCCAGAACCGGAATCCTTCGCGCTTGTCGCGATGCCCGGATGGCTGGCGCACCGTCGATGGGGAGGTGCGACGGCAGACCTTGCTTTCGACCGGGCTGGGGGCCGAGTCGTGGACCGCTTGGGAAGCGGCTCATGCAGGCTCCGACCTGCCGCGGATCGTCCCCGGGCAGGAATTCATGGCGAAGCCGGAAAGCGAACCACCCCAGCTCGTCGAGGGCGTCCTGCACCAGGGGGCCAAGATGGTCCTCGGTGGCCCGTCGAAGGCCCGCAAGAGCTGGTCGCTCATCGACCTCATGCTCTCGGTCTCGGCCGGTTCACCCTGGTGGGGATTCCCGACCCGGCGCGGGCGGGTTCTTTACCTGAACTTCGAGCTGCCCGCCTTCGCCCTCCAGCATCGACTCAATGCCATCGCGACCTCGAAGCAACTCGACGACTTCACCGGCTTCGACCTCTGGAACCTGCGTGGCCATGCCACCGATTTCACGGCCTTGATCCCGAAGATCCTCGGACGCATCCGCGACACCGGATACGCGCTCATTCTCATCGACCCGATCTACAAGGGCCTCGGCAACCGGAACGAGAACGACGCGGGCGACATCGCCAGCCTGCTCAACGAGGTCGAGCAACTGGCTGCCAAGTCGGGCGCGGCCGTCGTCTTCGGGGCCCACTTCAGCAAGGGGAATCAGGCAGGCAAGGACGCCATCGACCGCATTGGCGGCTCGGGGGTTTTCGCCCGGGATCCCGATGTGATCCTGACGATGACACCGCACCAGGACGACGATGCTCACGTCATCGATCTCACCCTGCGCTCCCTGCCGCCCGTGAAGCCCTTCGTGGTGCGCTGGGGCGGAGCCATCTTCATGGCTGACCGCGAGGCCGATCCCGAGGCTCTCAGGGACGCCCAGGGGGCATCGAAGAAGGAGAAGGCCAAAGCGACCTACAAGATGGGCAGCGCGGCCGACCGATACGGCCAGTTGATCGAAACGATGCCGCCGCTCGAGAACGGGCGCGTGCCTGAGGAGTCGCAGGTCTTCGAGTTCATCCGCGAGAAAGTGGCCGAGGTCAATGGCTCATGCGACCTGAAGGAAGCCCGGCGGATTTTCTACTGCCTGGCCAACATGAAGAAGAATTCTCCGATCGTTTTCGACCGGTCCACCCGCCTGTGGAGGGGGCGTCGCCATGGAATTTGAACCCATGATTTCGAAGGCATTTGAACCCGGGATTCAAATCGGTTTGAACCTGTTTGAACCCGATCCATCTAACAGAAATGGCCACCTGACAGTAAGGCACCTTACTGGCATCCTGACAGATTCTCTAAAGAGAATCAGAGCGCGAAATGGTAAACCAGTTTTCGCGCGCTCTGGTTTGCCTTTAAGGGCACCAGCGCAGGATGTTTTCGTACGCTGGGAAGGAGGTTCAAAATGAGCCACAACGACTACGTCCAAAGGCAGGCTCAAAAGGATGCCGAGTACGAACGGGAATACCGGAGCTGGATCGAGTCCCTCTCTGCGGACGAACGAAAGGAGTTCGAGAAGGCCGGCCTGTCCGACCCCATGCTCGCCCGTCATGGCAATGGCTCACCCGAGCAGGACCTGGCCGACTCACCCCTCGCCAGCCACACGCCCGACATCGCCGCTCTCGTCGACCATGAGGACCCGGACCAACAGGCCCCCCCGATGCGGGATGCCACCGAGATCCTGCGTCACCTCGTGGCCGACCTGATCTCGGAAGACAACACCCGGCTGACCCTCGACTGCCTCTCCATCGCCCTGGGCCTGCGGGTCTACTCGGGCGACAGCATGACCCTGATCGCCAAACGATACGGGGTGACTCGGGCTGCGGTCTCGAAGCGCTGCGTTGACATCGTGGAAAGGCTGAAGCTGCCCCCGTCCAGAGCCATGCGCAGCGAGACCGCCCGCCGGATCTACCGCAACTCCCAACTCAAACGATACCAATCCAAACCATTATGAACACCCTTGCGATCAACGACCCGAAGTTTTCCATCACGCCCACCGGCATCGAGTTCAAAGAGGACTTGAGCTTCGAGGAATGGGATGACCTCGGCCAGAAGCTCGCCCCGATTGCCAGGTCGATTGGCTTCATCATCGGCGACTGGATCAACTATGGCGACGGCCGCTATGGCGAAAAGTATGACGATGGACTGAAACGAACCGGCCTCACCTATTCAACCCTGACCGAGTATGCCTATGTCGCACGTCGTGTCGGAATTTGCGCACGTGCGCAAAATCTCGATTACTCGATCCACCGGACCGTCGCTAAAGTCAAAGACCCGGAGGAGCAGAAGAAGTGGCTCGACCTGGCAGCCGAACACAAGCTCAGCGTCCGCCGCCTGCGTAAGTCGATCAACTTCGGCCGCCTCGCCACCCCCGAGGAAGTCCAGGGCGATCCGGCCGACAAGGGGGTCATCACTCACCTCGCCCTCATCAACCGGCTGATTCGCTGGTGGAAGCAGACCACCGCGGACGACCCAGTTGACCAGTGGGACGAGGAACAACGAGCCAACGTGAAGAAGGACTTCGGCCTTCTCCTGGAGATCTACAAAGCACTCTGACAAACCGCAGGGAGGGTCGGATCCCCGGCGAGACTCATGCCCTTGCCTTAGCGGGTTCAACTCCCGCCCCTGCTACCACTCTCACCCCACCATGAGCACCCCCATCTCACGCGTCTCCCGCCTCCTCAACGAAGGAGCCCGCTTCATGGTCAAACTCCCCGGCCAGGAGGCCATCGACCTCACGCCCGACGTGATCGCCGCTCTGAACGAGGTTCAATCCCGCCTCTATGAATTTGGACCCCGGAAGGAATCTATTGATAGTCAATCAGTTAGCAGGGATGTCCCCACCGGCGTCCATTTTCCGTGAAATGCGCCATTTGCGATTTCCCACATAACGGAGGGTTTCAGCGTTGACTCAGCGGCCTCGTTCAAATGGCCGCTTCTGCCCTTGAATCCAAGTTCTCACTGCTCTGGCGGGTCGCCCAAGGACCTCCCCTGGAGCGTGAATATCGGTTCCATCCCACTAGGAAATGGCGCGCCGATTTCTCACATCCGGAATCCCGCACCCTGATCGAGATTGAAGGCGGCATCTTCATGCGGAAAGGTGGCCGACATAACCGGGGCGGGGGCTACGCCAAGGACGCCGAAAAGTATCTCGAAGCAGCGATGCATGGCTGGACCGTCCTCCGGCTCACTGAGAAACAACTCGAGATCGGCCTCATTGAAAAGATCGTCGGCTGGATCAATACTCTTCCGGAAGCAGCACCGTCGTCACCGACCGGTCTGCCTCCGTGATGATGTAGATCCGCCTGCCACCGCCGACCTGATAACAGCTCAGGATGCGGAGTCCCTCGGCGAGCGCTTCCTCGTTCACCTGCTTGTCCTCTTCGCAGAGGTCGCCCCAGTCGCCGCAGTGATGGCGATGAATGTAGGAATTCAGATCGACCCCGAGATCGATGACGGCGGGGGTGCTGACAATCTTCCCGAGGGGGAAGCGTGGTTTCATGAGTCGGTATGCCATGGTCGTTGCTCTGCCAGATCGACATCGGATGTCCATGGCTGATTAAGGCTTTCTTCGTAGGAACAAAATACCTCCGAAAGCCATGGACGTGCCCACTCACTCTGGCAGATGAGAGATGATGAGAGAACCAACCCCATCCCGACAAGCCGACATCCTGAACAAAGTCCGCAAACTTCTCCGCCTGGCCGACCGGTCACGCGGGGCCACCGAAAATGAAGCCAAGGTGGCGCTGGCCAAGGCGCAGGAATTGATGACCCGCCACAACATCGACTCGGCCCTCCTTCGAATGGAGGCCGGTGAGAAGGCGGGCCTCGACGTCACCAAGGGCCTCTACGAACTGCCCAAGTCGCTCAACCCGGCCGACACCCTGATCCTGTCCCTCCTGCAAGGGCACTTCAACGTCCGGGTCATCCTGATGTCCGGCCATCGCAAGACACCCGTCGATATCATCGGAGCACCTGAGGACGTGGACTTCGCGATCTACGCCCTCTCCTACTTGCGCGAGACCTTCTTCCGCTGTTGGAACGAGTTTAAGAAGACGGCGTGGAACCCCGACCGGGCCTCCTACTACCGGGGCCTGCGTGACGGCATCCACGCCGAACTGACCGCCGCCAAGAAGCGGGCCGAGGAGTCGTACGGCGAAGGCGACCGCCAGACCTACGCCCTGGCCGTCGTCGACCAGAAGGCCGCGATCACCCGATACGTCGATGAAAACTACGGCCAGGTGAGCACCCGGCGCACCCGACGCCGCCAGGTTGATTCCGCGAGCTACTTCGCCGGGGAAACCAAAGGCCGGACCATCCGCATCAACCGCCCCCTCACCGACCGCGAATCATGAGTGGGACCGCAAACCATCTCCTCCGCTGGATCGGACCAGCAGCGAACCCAAAACCAGAACCAACAGAATGAATGCCATGAACATCCCTGACGCCCTTCAAAAGGCCATCACCAAACTCGAACGCTCCGGCTACCGCGTCGTTCGCATCGTGCCGAACCCGCCCGAACACGGAGGCGGCTGCGTCGCCTACCTCAGCAAGCGACTCCGCACCGGCCTGCGCCTGGCACAGGTCGAGATCGACGAGGCCGGCCAAGTCACAACTCACAAGTAACTCCAACACCACCATGAACAAACTGTATTGGATCGTCTGCGAAGACAAAGAAGCGACCCTGTTTGAAGGCCGCTACCAGGGACGCACCCGCGGAGCCGCCCTCAAATTCCTGAAAGAGAACCTCGGCCGCAAAAGCCTCAACGGACTGGTCTTCACCATCACCGAAATTCCGGTTCCGCTGATCCGGGAGATTGTGGCCGAGATCCTCGCCGGGGAAGAAGGCACCAGCGGGGCGGACGTCGTTCCCCTCAAGGACCCGGAGCCCACTCCACCGGCGGGACACCACGATGCCTCCGCCGAGTCGGCTGAGCCCGACTCACCGCCTGCGGAGGACCCGGCACCGAAGAAGCCGAAGAAAAAATCCTCCGCCAAGGTCGGCAACCCCGGCCACGGTGATGACTTCTGGTCGGAGGTTCATGCCTTCTGGAAAGAATGCCGGAGCATTAAGCAGACGGCCGAGAAGTTCGCTCTGTCGCCCAACAGCGTAAAAACCCGCGCCCGCCGCGAAGGCTGGAACAAATGAAGCTCGAAGTCAGCCGCTACCTGAAATCCGATGGCTATCCCTCGCGCTACTGGGCGGTCCTGATCGACGGCAATCTGCTTGCCGTGACGCTCTACCGCAAGGGCGCTGAGGCGGTTGCCTCGGCCATCACCAAGTCCAACCACCATTCCCATGGCCCGACCATTGAAGATTCTATCGAGCCCGGCGCAGGACCCGACAACGCCTCCGCTGGCATGGCGTCCTAACGAACCCGATGACCTCTGCGGCCCCGCCGCGACCGTCGCCTGCCGATTGGTGGCAAAAGCCAATCGTCTCCACTCGGATCCCACCGTTCCGATGAAGCTCCTGCTATACGGACCACCGGGGGTCGGGAAGACCAGCATCGCTGACATGGTGGCCACCGAGCTATCCGGTTGCCCGATGTCCATCGAGGAATTCAACGGAAAGCTCGTCACCGTCGAGGTAGTGAAGCAGTGGCTCTCCTGCCTGAGCACCGGGTCACTCTTCGGGGTCTACTCGGTCAAGATCATCAACGAACTCGACCGATGCACCCACGCCGCCCAGGACCTCCTGCTCAGCTACCTCGACCGCCTGCCCTCGGGCCGTGCCTTGATCGGCACGAGCAACCTCCAGCTCGACCTGCTAACCGAGCGATTTCAGACCCGCTTCCAGGCGATCAAACTTGGGGCTCCGACCATCGAGGAGATTGCCGACCTGCTGCAAAGCCACTGGCCGGTCGATGAAACCACCGCCCTTCGGATCGCGGTCGGAAGCGGTGGATGCGTCCGGGCCGCGCTCGCCGACCTCGAAAGCTGGCTCGACCTCCGTTGACAGCAATGACCGGGACGATGGCCGATGATCCCAAAGCACGCACCCTTGCCAACGGCATCGAGGTTTGGTGCAGCTTCGACAAGCTGGTCCCGGTGGGCGAACTCAAGTCCAACCCACGGAACCCGAACACCCACCCCCAGCGGCAGATCGAACTGCTCGCCAAGAACATCCGCTACTTCGGATGGCGCCACAGCATCGTGGTCTCAAAGCAAAGCGGACTCATCGTGTCCGGCCACGGTCGCCTCATGGCGGCCAAACAACTCGGGGTCGAGGTGGTGCCGGTCGACTACCAGGACTTCACCAACGAGAACGACGAACTGGCCGTCCTCGTGGCCGACAACCGCCTCGCGGAACTCTCGACCGTCGATCTCAACGAACTTGAGAAGATCGCGGGCGATTGGAAAGCCACCGACTTCGACACCATCCTCGCCGGATTCGAGCCTACCGACCTCGACGCCCTCCTCAACCCCGACAGCGATGAGGAGGAAGACGAGGACGACGACCGGCACGACAAGGAACTCGACAAGAGCGAGGTCACGGTGGCGGTCGGACTCTACCGCTTCCGCATCAGCCAGGATGACTTCGTCGCTTGGTGCGACCGGGTGAAGCAGGACGCCGGATTCGACAAGGACTCGGTCATTCAGGAAATCCGCAACCGTCTCGACCTGTGAAGATCACTCTGGAACCCATCGACGCCATCCGGCCCTCGACCTACAACCCGCGGTCGGCCGTTCCCGAGCGACTGGATCTCATCGAGCTTTCCCTGCGCAAGCTCGGCTTCATCGCCCCGATCTTCGCCGACGCGGACGGCGAGATCCTTTCCGGTCACCAGCGCCACCTCGTCGCCGAGCGCATGGGGGCCACCCACGTCCCGGTCTTCCGGACCAAGGCCCTGGACCTCGAACAACGCAAGGCGTTGAACATCGTCTTCAACCGCGCCACCAACGACTTCGACTTCCACCACACCCCCGGCAAGGTCACCGCCGAACTCGAGTCGCTCGACATCCAAGCCCTGGCCGACCGGATTCCCGACAAGGAGGTGGGCAGCGACGGCTTCCTGCGCTGCCTCAAGCCCGCTGAGGTGCCGGTGAAAGATCTCTGCAAAGCCAACACTGGACGCTGGATCCAGTATGCCCGCAACCTCGCCCGGACGCTCCACCGACACGGCATTCTGATGCCCATTGTCTGCCGCGAGGACCTCACCGTCATCAACGGGATCGGACGGCTCGAAATGCTCGCCGAGAAGAAGGTCGTCCATGCCCCGGTCGTGTTCGTGACCGACGACGAAGCCGAGTTCGCCCGGGCCATGATGAACCTGCTCTCGATGGATTTCGACATCCACACGCGCTACGCCGACATGCTCCGCTTCAATTCGTTCCGGCGGGCTCGACGGGTCCGGCGGGAACTCGGCAATGGCTTCATCTTCGCGATCCACGGAGCCAAGCCGTGCAAGACCTTCGACATCGGCAAGCCCTCCGACCGGGCCCGCTGGATCAAGGAACACGGCTCGACCATCCTCGACTTCGGGGCCGGCCACCTCACCGAGACCTTTCTCCTCCGCCAACAGGGCATCGACTGCACCCCCTTCGAGCCCTACCGGCTGGGACCCGGTGGCATCAACAAGGACGAGAGCATCGAGCTGACCCGCGAGTTTCTCGCCCAGGTCGCAGCAGGCAAGGAATGGACCAGCATCTTCATCGCGAGCGTGCTCAACTCGGTTCCCTTCCGTGAGGACCGCGAGCACATCGCCTGCCTCTGCGCCGCTCTCTGCAAGCCCTTCACCAAGGTCTACGCCTGCGCGTCCTCGGCCGGGGAATCGGGCTGGCGGCAGGTCAATGGCAAGGCCTTCATGAACGAGAGCAACGCGGGCAACATCGCCTTCCGACTCGACTACGAACCCGGCATCCGCATCGGCGACTTCCAGGACAAGCCCAAGGTCCAGAAGTATCACACCATTGCCGAGTTTCGTGACCTCTTCAGCCAGTTCTTCCGCTCGGTGAAGGTCGACGATTTTTCCAACAACATCAACGCGGCCTGCGCCTCGGCCCGTCCGGTTGATCCCGCAAGGCTCCGCGCCGCCATCGAGTTCGAGTTCAACCTGCCGTATCCGGACGGCACCCGCATGAATCTCGTACAAAGCGCCATGGACTCTTTCTCCCAACGTCTTCAAACTGACCTGCTATGACTGCCAATCCCGCCGACCCCGCTAAGAAGGTGATCCTCCTCGACCTGAACTACACCCTGGTGGCAAACAACCCACCCCGAGGCACGACCCCGCCGCGCATGGAGACTCGGCTGGCCAACGAGGAATACCGCCAGTGGCTGGTCGAGCTGGTCCGACCGCATACCGTGATCCTGATCAGTGCCCGCCCAGCGACCTGGACGGTCAAGACGCTCGACTGCATCGAAGAAAAGACCGGATGGCGACCCGACGATGCCTGCTTTGCCCCCAAGGGCTGGTGGAACCCTCCGGCCATCAAGGAGCACCTCCTCAAGAAGGAGATCTTCCCAGCCCACGGCAAGGATGCCCAATACCTTGCCATCGAGAGCAACCCCCGGACCCGGGAAATGTATGCCCGCTTCGAGATCCCGTGCTACTGGGTGACCAAGGAAGGCACCTGCCTCACCGATGGGACCCGGATCGCGAAGCGCCTGCCGCGTTGACACCCGCGACGCAGGCATGAGTGAGCGCGACCACGTCATGCCCAAAGGTCCCTGGCAATTCGACCGGGAGGTGACGGCCGCCTTCGACGACATGCTCCAGCGCTCGATCCCGCAATACAACGCGATGCGGGTGGCCACCTTTGAAGTCGGACGGCGTTTCGTGCAACCCCGCACCGCCATCATCGACATGGGTTGCTCCCGTGGTGAAGCGCTGGTCCCGTTCGTCTCCAACTTCGGTGCGGCGAACGACTACATCGGCCTTGAGGTCAGCGAACCGATGATCGAAGCCGCCCGCGAAAAATTCGCCAATCACCCGCACGGCGACCGCGTCACCATCCAGTCGACCGACCTGCGGCACGAGTTCCCCGGCGTGACCTCCAGCGTCGTGCTTTCCGTGCTCACCCTCCAGTTCACCCCCATCGAATACCGGCAACGGATCCTCCGGAGGGTGTTCAACTCCCTCGCTCCCGGCGGCGCTTTCATCCTCGTCGAGAAGGTCCTCGGCGCGACCTCCGAGATCGACGACGCCTTCGTCGACCTCTTTCTGGCAATCAAGAAGCAGAACGGCTACTCGGAAGCCGAGATCGACCGCAAGCGAATGTCCCTGGAGGGCGTGCTGGTCCCGGTCACCGCCCGCTGGAATGAGGACCTGCTTCACGAGGAGGGCTTCCGCTCCGTCGACTGCTTCTGGCGGCACCTGAACTTCGCTGGGTGGGTCGCGGTGAAGGCGTGAAATTGACTTCGCCGCTCGCATGTGAGCGAACGAAAAGACAAAGCATGGACGAAAGAGCGCCAGGCCGAATACATGAGGTGCTATCGGGAAAAGAACCGGGAGCGCATCCGACAGCAACAGCGGGAAAACTACCTAAGGAATAGGGAAGTTCGATTGGTCGAGAAAAGAGAATATTACAGAGCCAACAAGGGCGTTCATGCCGAACGCGGCAAAGCGTGGGTTAAGGCGAATGAGGTAAAAGTTCGAAGTTATCAAGCGGACTACCGGAAACAGAATCACCTCCGACCCAGGCAGTATCAGCAGGAATACTATCGGAGGCACAGACAAAGGCGAATTCGACAACAGTTGGCCCGGGAAAGGGCCGACCCGAATCGAAGAATGGCGGCCACGTTGCGGAAGCAGCTTAACCGATGGGTCAAAAAATCCTCGGGGAGACATTCGACCAAGGAGTTGCTGGGATGCTCGTTTGCCGAATTTCGCGCTTGGATCGAGTCAAGATTCAAGAGGGGGATGAAGTGGGACAACTACGGCCGGGTATGGCACATCGACCATGTCATGCCCTGCTGCGCTTTTGATTTGACGCGTCCTGAGCAGGTGAGGGTCTGCTTTCACTTCACCAATCTCCAGCCGATGTTTGCACGAGCAAATTTGAGCAAGAACAGGAAGATCACCGAGCCACAGTTGCACCTACCGCTTTGAAGCCGAACTCTCCAGATGAAATTTCTACTGAGGCCGCCGAGAAGATTCTTCAGGCTGACCTGCAGAATCTCATTCGCAAAGTCGCTGCCGGGAAACCGCTCACCGTTGCCGAGCGAGCGCGCATTGAAGCCCGGGCGGCGGGGAGTGACGACACAACCGCCTACGCCAAAACGAAGGTTGAGCTGGCGGACCTCCTCGGCGTCACTCGCCGGACCCTGTCGACCTGGCAGAGGCGCAAGGGTGCCCCGAAGCCGCTCGCCAACGGGATGTGGTCGGTGGCGGCCTGGCGGGAGTTTGTCCGCGAAAACGGACTGAAGGGGTCCACCAAGCCGAGCACCAACGAAGAGGCTCTCAAGGCCCGCAAGCTGTTGGCCGAAGTCGAGGAACGGGAGCTGCGGATCGCGGTCAAGAAGGGAGAATACGTCCCGCTCGACAAAGTCCGTGAAGAATGGATCGGGCTCGTGGCTCAGGCCACATCGGTGCTGCGGGCGAAGTTCGAATCAGAGCTCCCTCCCGTGCTATCAGGCCTCGACGCTACGGGCATCCAACGCGAGTGCCGGAAAGCCATTGATGAAGTCCTGCGCTGCCTCCACGAGTCATGAAGGTGCTCCACGACATCTGGCGCGAAGCCTGGCAGCCACCCGACCGGCGACCGGCTTGGGAATGGTGCGAAGATCACATCGAGGCCATCCCGTATTCACCCAACCCCGGACGCTTCCGCTCGGAGAACTCCCCGTGGATCCGCGAGGTCATGGAGGCGATTGTCGATCCGCGCATCCGGCTCGTCTCGATCATCGCCTCGGTCCAGTCGTCTAAGACCACCGCCCCGGAGCTGACCCTTTGCTACATCATCTCGAACCTTCCCGGTCCAACACTCTGGCTCGACCAAACCGACGAAGATGCCCGCGACTACTCGGAAGCTCGTCTCCAAAAGCTCTTCGACCAGTGCCCTCCGGTGGCCCGCCTGATGCCGACCGGAGTCCACCGTCACAAGCGAAAGAACAACGCGATCCACTTCAACAACGGGATGATCCTCTGGATCCTCGGAGCCCACAACAAAACGAACCTGCAAAGGCGTTCGATCCGCTGGCTCATCGGTGACGAAACCTGGCGCTGGCCCGAAGGACACATGGCCGAAGCGGAGGCCCGGGTCACTGCCTTCGGGTGGCTCGGCAAGTGCATCTTCATGAGCCAGGGCGGCGAGGAGGACGATGACACTCACCGGAAGTTTGAAACCACCGACCAACGCGAGTGGACCTTTGCCTGCCCGAAGTGCCATGTCCGGCAGCCTTTCAAATGGGAAAACGTCGAGTGGAGCAAATCGGCCAAGGATGAGTTCGGGGAATGGGATTTCGACGAAGTCCGACGCACCACCTCGCTGCGCTGCGGGTCATGCAACCACTACTTCGAGGACGGCGACCGGACTCGCCGCGAGCTGAATGCCTCCGGTCAGTTTATCAAGAAGAACCCGAAGGCCTCAGCCGAGAACGTCGGTTTCCACTGGAATGCCCTCTGCGCGATGAGCTGGGGCCAGCTCGCCGAACTCTATCTCCGGGCGAAAGCGGCGGCTCGGAAGGGCGATGTGACTTTGCTCCAGCAGTTCTACCAGAAGCGGCTGGGTCTCCCGTGGCGGGAATACGTCGAGGACTACAAGCTCGAGATCGTGAAGTCGGGCTACAAACGCGGCGAGAGCTGGGAAGAGGAAGCGGCCATCGATCCGCGGACCGGAACCGTGCTCGCCGCCCCTCTTCCCGAGCGCAAGGGGCTGATCCCGCTGCGGGTTATGACGGTCGATTGCCAGATGGACCACCTCTTTGCGGTCGTCCGCTCGTGGTCCGCAGACGGGTCCTCCCGCTTGGTCTGGAACGAACGCATTCTCACCTTCACCGACATCGACATCCTCCAGGAACGCTTCGAGATTCATCCGAGCCTCGTCTTCCTCGATGCCGGATACGCGACCTACGATGTTTATCGGGAATGCGCCAAGCGTGGCTGGGTCGCCTTGATCGGCGACCGTCGGCCGGTCTACGCGCACAAGAGCCGGGACGGCAAACGGATCCAGCGCTTCTATTCGCCACGCCGCAAAGTGGTGTTGTCCCACCGCCAGCACTGCCACGTCCACTACTGGAGCAACCTCAACATCAAGGACACGCTTGCTCGTCTCCGGCGCAATCAGGACCCGGCGGCCGGCCCCACTTGGGAAGTCCCCGACGACATCGACGACGAGTTCCTTGCCCAAATGGAGAGCGAGCAACGGATCAAGGAACGCGGTCACTGGATGTGGAAGCAGATCGGGAGTAGACCGAACCACTACTTCGACTGCGAAGCGATGCAGGCTGCGGCAGCGACGATGCTCAAGATCGTGGGACGCGAGTCGATTGCTGAGGCCGATGCCGTTGACACCCCGGACGGGGCGTCATGAAGCAGATCCTTCTTTTCATCAGCCTCGCTGCCACCGCGACCTTGCCCTCCTGCTCCGCCATCCCAGGCGTGAAGGGACGAATCATCACCAAGCGCGGCGATCTCACCTTTCAGCCCGACGGTTCCTTCGAAATCACCGTCCATCCCACCAAGTGACGATGAAAGCCTTCACCGATTGGTTCAATGCGCAGGGTTTCCGGCACTTCGGGGCGCACGAGTTCACCCGCTACTTTGGCGCGGTCCGCAAGGGCGTGAAGAACAGCGCCCCACCGAAGAAGCTCTGGAAAAATGTCGTGCCCACCCTGCGGGTCGTCGACGATCTCCGCGAAAGCTTCGGCCAGCCCTGCACCATCCTCAGCTCCTACCGCTCGCCGGAATACAATCGCACCGTCGGCGGGGCCGCCCAGAGCCAGCACCTGCAGTTCAACGCCCTCGACATCACCATCAAGGGCGTGTCGGCCAAGCGGGTCTACGAACGCTTGCTCCAGTGGCGCTCGGAGGGACGCTTCAAAGGCGGGATCGGCTACTATCCGTCGTCCGGCTTCGTCCACCTCGATACTCGCGGACGCAACGCCACCTGGTGGGGTTCCTGAAATGGAGGGAATTGGAGGATAAATGGATGGAAATGGAGGGAATTGGAGGTAGAATGATCTCAATCCGATGCTTCCGCCCCGTTTCCAGCCCTCCAACGAAATCCTCCGTCTGATTGCGTCAATTGACGAATTCAAGGGAGAATGGCGGGTCGTCGAGAGCATTGAGCCCGAGCGACTGACTTCCCTGCGCCGGGTCGCGACCATCGAGAGCATCGGATCCTCCACCCGGATCGAAGGGGCCAAGCTCAGCGACCGCGAAGTTGAGGCCCTGCTCGGCAAACTCCAGTCGGAGTCGTTCCGTTCCCGTGACGAAGAGGAGGTCGCCGGATACGCCTACGTGATGGAGACGATCCAGGCCTCGTGGGCGGACATGCCGGTGACCGAGGGCATCGTCCTGCAACTTCATCGCGACCTACTCCGATACAGCACCAAGGACCAACGACACCGCGGCGGGTGGAAAACCCTGCCAAATCATGTCGCGGCCGTCGACCCGGATGGCAGGCAGATCGGCATCGTCTTCGAAACCGCCACTCCCTTCGACACGCCGCGACTCATGCAGGAGCTGTTCGAATGGCTGGCCAGGGAAGAACACAATTCGACGCTGCACCCTCTGCTACGCATCGCGGTCTTCAATGTCGTGTTTCTCGCGATTCACCCGTTCCAAGACGGGAACGGACGGCTTTCCCGCGTGTTGACCAACCTGCTGCTGCTCCGCAGCGGCTACAGCTTCGTCTCGTTCAGTTCGCTTGAGAGCGTGATCGAGCACAACAAGGAGGCTTACTACCTCGCGCTACGGCGGACCCAGACGACACTGGACAGCGATGACGCCGACTGGGATCCGTGGATCCTGTTTTTCCTGCGCTCGATGCTTACTCAGGTGAACCGGCTTCGGGAAAAGCTCGGCTCGCGAATCGGGCAGCCAACCAGCCTTTCGCCGCTGGCCGAACGCCTCGCCGCCCTGCTTCGCGAGCGCGGTGCCGTGTCGGTCGCCGAGGCTGTGGAGGCCACCGGTGCTAACCGCCACACCTTGAAGGATAAGTTCGGCGAGCTGGTTGAGACGGGCGTGGCGGAGCTTCACGGCAAAGGCAGGGGGGCACACTACAGGCCCGCCCGTTGACACCCACCGCCGGACATGGCCCGAGGTCTTTTCATCGTTGGATTCACGGTCGCCGAGGTGCTGGCCATCCAGACGCGCGCCAAGGAACTGCTCCTTGAGGGCAAGACCATCATGAATTGGTCGGATGCCGAAACCTCAGCTTCGAAGCAGTTCACCCTCCCGGTTGATCAAGTCCTCGACGAATGCGCCCACGCCCTGCGCGTCCTCGATCCCGAAACCTACGGCAAGCCTCGCATCGCCTTCACCTCCTTCATCGACGGCCACCTGCCGAAATGACCCTCTGGAAAAACATCGCCCGCAACTGGTTGCCCCCGGTCCTCGTTCCGAAGGCCTGGGGCTCGCCCTTTGAGGCGGCGAACTGGTCGCCTCGACGGGGATCGGTGCCCGGAATGGCGCCCAGCGACGCGAAGCTCGAACTGACCTCCGGGGTCCGCTCCGAGCTGGTCCGCAAGTCGCGCTACCTCCACAAGAACTCGGGCTTCGTCCGCGAGCTGGTGGCCAACATGGCGATCTACTCGACCGGTGACGGGATCCGCGTCCAGGCGCAGTCGTCGGACCCGGAGTGGAACCGGAAGGCCGAAGCCTATTTCAACCTGTGGTCGGCCCGCTGCGAGGTGACCCGCCGGTTCTCCTTCGAGGAATGCCAGTCGATGATCTGCCGGGGGATCGACGTGGACGGCGAATACTTCGTTC